GTCATCGTTATCCCCTATGCCGCCATGACGATCGCCGCCATGAAAAATTCAAGTTCCGCGTCGATAAACTGGCCGTCCATCTGGCTATCTGCCGCTGGTGAATCCGCCGATGCACTCGACGCGATCAGCGAACAGAAGACCATGCGGCCGTCGCCATCTGCATCATGCTGGCATCCATTGGATACCGCATCGCCGACCAGGATACGATCACGACGCTCAAATTCGCGCTTCCATGCGCCCTGAACAAAGTCGCCAATGCCGCTGATATACCGGCGACGTCCTTTCCCGCCACCACTGGGTTGCGCGTTCCAGAAAACCGGCTTGGATGCGCCAAACACCGATCCGGTCGTTGTTTCTGCCTGCGCAACAGCATCGCCAAGAGCAACGTACAGTCCGCCGCTGATTTCGATGGTCGCGGAAGACGACAGTCCAGCGTCTTCAAGATTGGTAGCCGCCGTTGCTGCAGAATTTGTGCTGCCGGTCGATTCAACGGCTGCGTCCCGTAACTGAACGACCGCGCTTGCTTTGATCGCCACCGCTGCCGTTGCTGCCAGCGATGCGTCGGTCAGTTGCGAGGCCGAATCCGCTCCAACCGAGGCTTCAGCGTCAGACCCGCAAGATGCGTCCCCCAATGTGATGCCAGCCATTGCAGACAACAGAACAGACGACTGCGACGACAGGGCTGTGCCATCCAGATAGGGCGCTGCGCTGCCCGCCAGCCTCAACACACCGGCAGAACTTACGCCCGCATCTTCTAGCTGCGAAACAGTTCCAGCACCCAGTTCGAAGTCAGCGCCAGCGTAAACCGTGGCATCTTCCAACGTCACGCCGACCGCTGCCGACACACGGAGAACACACTGAGCCGAAATCGTAGCCGCACTCAGATCCGAAGACAGTTCTGCCTTAACTTTCAGCGCACCGGCTGAAACAACGCTCGCATTCGCCAGAGTGGAAGCAGCAGCCCCAGTCGCGTCCAACCCAGCAGAGGACGCTGACGTGACATCCGCCAGCGTGGCAGACACTTCACCGGACAGGCTCAGCGTGCCAGCAGAGACAATGCCTGCGCCATCCAGGAGAACATCCAGGACGGGGAAGAATTCACCGCTACTGCTTGCCAAACAGGTTACGTTTGCAAGTGTCCTGTTCAGTTGGCCGGACAGCGAAACGCGGGCGGCAGAGGCTGTGGTTACGGAATCGGTCTGCGCGCCAACGGCTGATTGCAGCGGCAGCATGCCAGCAGCAACCAAGCTGGCCTGACCAAGTGTCGTAGTGAGCGCCGCTCGGCTGGGCGCGGATGCCACTGAAGATAGCGTAGCGTCGGAAGCGTGCGCAGACAGTGTCGCTTTGACAGCTACCGTCGAGACAGCCGCCAGTGTCGCTGGAGCGAGCGCCCCCGACACCAGCGCGGCAAGATCAATCTCAGACGATGAAGCCGTCGAGGCACTGCTAAGCTGGGCAGACAGTACCGCTTGAATCCTCGCCCCACCAGCAGCGGACAGTGATGCGGATAGCGTGTTTGCGGCAGAGGCTTTGATTGCCAGCTTGCCAGCAGAGCCTGATACCGCGTCTCCGAGCGTGCCAGAAAGTATGCCGGTTAGGTTGGATGTCCCGGCAGAGACGACCGAGGCATTACCCAATGCGGCAACAGCCGTGCTCTTTATTGCAAGTGTGGCAACCACTACAGCAGATGCACCATCCAGCGTTACGGAAAGTGCCGCTCTAGCCGGCGCTGAACTGGTGATGTCCGCTGAGACGTCACCCAACGTTGCCGACAACTGCCCATTGATTGCCGGGCTTGCCGTTGCGGCGAGCGTTGCCGGCCCGGTCGTTGCCGTTGTCGTTGCACGAACAGCCAGCCCCGCCGTTGCCGAAATGTAGAGTCCGCCAAGCTGGCCTGACGTCAATGCCGCGATATCAACATCGCTTGTGGACTGACTAAACGCATTGCCCAGGACAACTGACGCCGTGCCTTTTACCTGCGTCTTTGCTGTTGCGGCAAGGGTTGCCGGCCCAATGGCTACGCCGACTACTGCGTTCCGCGTAGAGAACCCGGCAGAGACAAGGGATGCACTCTCCAGCGCAGCAGCTACAGCCGCACGCCTTGGTGATGCGCCAGCAGACGCAATAGCGGCAACATCGAGTGTCTTGATCAGCCCTGCACGTATCTTGGCACTGGCTGCAGATGTAATAGCCGCCGCTTCCAGCTCGACAGTGGTAGTTGACTTGACCTGTAACGCTGATTGCGCGGAGACGCCTGCACTAGCAAGCGTGTTTGTTGTGGCTGCCCGAATCCGTGAAGCGCCCGTAGCGGATACCGTTGCTCCCGATAGCGTGCTAGACAATGCCGCGTTGATTCTTGGCCCTGCCACCGTCAACAGAGTTGCAGGTGCAAGCGTCCCGTCCAAGTCCGATTTGACCGAAATCTTGGCGGATGAGTTGGCTACTGCGTTACCAAGTTGCCCTGAGGTGATCGCAGCGAGATCAATGTCGCTCGATGAGGTTGAGGCTGCGTTCCCTGTGGTGATCGAGGCTACTGCTTTGAGTGCGATCTTCGTGGAAGACGCCAGCGAAGCCTGTGAGAGCGTTGATGCGACTACTGCGTTTCTGGTCGACGATCCGGCTGAAACCAGGACCGCCTCATCCAGAGTTTTGCTCAACGTGGCGCTGGCGCGGGCGATAGCGGCAGAAGTAATCGACGCGCCAGCCAGCGTTTGCGTAGCGGCCGCCCTGATCTGCACTTTTGATGCAGAAGCAAAGCCAACAGCATCCAGTGTCTGCGTGCAGACTGCTCTTGCGGGTGCCGAGCTTTGAGCGACTATCGTTGCTGCGCCCAAAGTTTTAGCGCAAGTTGCTTTGACCGCCACCCGCGCGGCAGACGACAGGCTGGCCGCGCCGAGCTGGCCTGCAGTGAGTCCGGTTAAGTCAACTTCTGAGGATGAACTCGATACCGCGCTTGCAAGGGTGGATGCTGACGCAGCCTTAATCGAAACCTTGGCTTGAGCGGAACTGGTAGCGGGAGCAAGCGGTAGGGCGCTTGCCGCTTCAATCGATACCTTTGCTTGTGACGCAAGCGTTGCGGCTGCTAGGTCTTGTGCCAGTGCCGATTTGCTTGTTACGGTGTACTGCGAAACTAGCGTAGCGGCAGCTAGACTGGGTGTGCTTACCGCCTTGATGGCGACTTTGGCCTGCGACGAACTCGATGCCGGCGCGAGCGTTGCGGCGACCACGACGTTGTTTGTGCCCGCCAGCGCGCCGGTAACGGTGGCGTTGCCAAGCTGAGTGGCGAGTGTGCCTTTGATGGCAATGCGTGAAGCAGATACGGAAGTGACGTTCGCGGCAACAGGCGTGGCAGTGCCGTAGATGGACACCCGCGCGGTGGCAGATAGGCCCGCCGCCTCCAGCATCTGAACCGTAACCGCTTGCAGATAGGAAGACGATCCAGACGCACCGGTTGCATCTCCCAATGTCTTCGACAGCGCGGCTTTGACCTGGACCTTTGAGGCCGCGATCAGCGTGGCATGCGCAAGCTGGCTGGATAGTGTGGCTCTTGCTGGTGCTGTGGCAGTACATGTAATCGTGGCATTGCCAAGGGTGCCGGCTACCGCAGCCTTGATCTGAACCTTGGCAGCCGAAATGATCGTGGCGTTGCCCAACTGCCCGGAAGTCAGCGCCTCGACAGCAATATCCGACGACGACGTTGATGTTGCACTGCCCAGTGTTACTGACAGCGCAGACTTGATCTGAACCTTGGTGGCAGATGACAGGGTTGCCACATCCAGCGTTTTACCTACCGCCGCTTGGAGGTCAACACTGGCTGCTGACGACAGCGTTGCTGAGTCGAGCGTGGACTCAACCGTAGCACTTATGGCTACTGCTTCGGTCGGGCCAACACCCAAGCCTCCGGCGACGATTGAGCCACGGTAGGCACCCCTACCCAAGCCTCGCGTGACTAGGTTGCTGCCCTTGGCCGCGAGGGTCCAGTTAAGGAGCAGCAGCATGGCTTACTGGTCGATCAGCATTGTGCGTAAAAACGCGGTAGTGGAATGCAGCAGGATGTAATAAAACTCCACACCATCCGGTGTATTCACGCAGCACGATTTATCACCAACAACCGCTGTGCTAGTAGGATACAGCCACTGGTTCATCTTGACCTCCATCGTATGCGTGGCAGGAACGCCTTCAAAAATTCGCATGGTATTGTCCTTCTGAATCAACAGAGAGGACTGCTTGCCATTGATTGATCGAGCAGCAACCATCGTGCCGGTAGTGAACGTCTCGGTAGCCGGGTAATAGGTTTCCGTTACCCACGTATTGGCTACCAGATCATAGACATAGACAGATGCTGTTCCTGCCCCGCGCAAACACCAAAGTTTGTCTTTTGCATACGCGGGCAACCACTTTAACGCACATCCTGCACCGGGCGCTCCTGGAATAGCCGGAATGGCCGGATTTCCTGAATTGGCCGATGTCGTATACCAAGCGTTCGCACCCATGTTGTAGCGGTACATCGCGGTCGCCGCATGCCCGATCAGGTACATATTGCCGTAATAAACGTCCGTAGCAGCAGATGGAATAGACGACAGCAACGGGGACACAGTGATCGACGTGGCAGACAGCGCAGCACCCGCAGTCAGGACTGCGAACTGTTCAAACACCGCAACTGTGCCCGAAACGATCTCTTTTGAAATGGGGTACACAGTCAACGAGGTGGCGCTGGCCGACGCTGCCGCCGACAGATAAACCTCGTAGCCGTTCGGCAGTGTGATTGCTGTTTCTGCCGCCAAGTCCTGTGGTAAAGCCGACACGGCAAGCGACGTTGCACCCTTCACAGCCGCTGACGAGAACGTGATATTGAAGGAGCCAAAACGCAGGCATGCGCCAGCTGCCAGTGCTTCAGGTAGTGCCGTAACCGCAATGCTCGTCGCGCCTACCGCAGCCGATGAACTGGTTGTGATGGTACGAAGCACGCCAGAGTGATAACCGCCTTCGTTGTTATTTCTTCCCGGACCTGGATACATCAGATACGCATCTGTTGCGAACGCAGCAGGGACGTTGGTCGTACCGAGGTTTGCCGACCAAGTATTTGTTGCGACGTTGAAGCGATACAGATAGCAGACTGTGCCGTTACCAACAAACAAGTAGATGGAGCCGTACACTTTGCCAGCCCACTGACCACCACTGGCTTTTGTGAACACCATGTTCGCAACCGTACCCGTAGAGGTCGGTGCAGTCGCCAACTGCTGCCAGCAGTCACCCCAGGTGTCAAACCGCCAGAATGCGGACGCTGTAGTTGAGGTCTGAAAGTACGCATAGATATAGCGCACACCATCATCAACGATGTTTGTGCCCGCCACACCAGTAGCCGGAGCGAAGGGTAGTTGTTCCCAGTTTGGGGTATGAATACCCAGTTTATTATCATTTCTCATGGTTACACCTGTGTCAGTCTGGAGTATTGGTGGGATGCAGCACTACGGCTCATCATGATCAGCGTGGCGGCTTTGCTTGAGTCACCGAAAGCAACATAGCCGGTAGACATGGTGGTAAGAGTGCTGACTGTGCCCCCATCCACAGCGACACGAAGGGAGCTGGACGTAGTGAACGAGAAACGCCCAAACACTCGGCTGAGTGTTCGGAGAATCCAGTTTGTCGTATCCAGCGGACTGCCCGATTCGGGGTCTACCGGAACCACTGCCTGCATGTGCACGGTATCCGCACCCTCAGTACGGCTGAAGGTGTCGATCTTCGATCCGCTGGACCCTGTTGTTACGTTGCTCATACCAATCTCCTTCTCACTTCAACACCTTGACCACGATAGGTCTGTGTCTCGGCAGCGTCTTCGTACAGTTGAGCCGTCAAATACGGGGTTGTGCCGTCATCGGCGTAGACCGTCATGATGCCGGTTGTCGGGTCTGTCACGGTTTTGTTTCTGAGGATGCGCGAGCAGATCAGCATCTTGTCTGCGAAGTCGAGCGCCGTGGCATGGCCCCATACGGCATTCGATATTTCTGAAACGGTAGGAACAGGCAAGTTGGCCTCCACATATTCAAGAATTTCTGCTAATGAGTACCCGCCAACTGGTGCTGTTGTCCATGTTCCAGAAACCTCAACAACATTGGAGTAGGTGACTCCATCAAATATGACCGCAGCCGAGTCATACTCAGTTGAGGGGTCAAGACCTGTAGCCTCTAGATACTGACCTGATCCTGTCCACTCAGCGTTACCTGCCCACGATGCTGCTGCACCGGATGCATTCTGCCCTGCGACGATCTGCGTGTTGCTTGGTAGCCCTGTCCCTGCTGGATAGGTGACGATGTATAGGGTTTGAACTCCTGCTCCAGCGACTGATGAGTCATACCAGATTCTCATGGCTTATTTCGCCTTGAAGATTTGCCAGGGGTTATGGTAAAAAGATACAAGTTCGTCATCATCTATAAATCTGTCCCACACAGCGACTAAACGTATACCTGCATTACATCCCCTAGACGCAATACGATAATCTTCTCCTATTACCAGTCTTGATCCTGGTGGGTTTACATACCCACCTAAAATGCTTGAATGATTGTTATCAGCATATAACAGGTCTCCTATCGTTTTATCAAATGAATGAGTAGTTTGAAGCCACCGCTGAAGTCTAATTATTGTTATAAAGCTATTAAACTGGCGATTTAGCGTACTAACTTCTGCTCTCGAAGCGTATGGAGCAGACCCAATTAATGAGCTAGTTAATACAGCTTTAACTGCCATATATACATATGGGGAGGCTGAACTATCTTCACTTGTAGTTAGAGCTGCGTAGCAACCATCCGCAGTTGGGTAATCATGCTGCGTATAAATCACAGACATTGTTCCATAACCCAACACGGGTAATCTCTTTGCAGGCATCTCCCAGGCTGAATTGATAGAGTCAATATTTATTACTCTACCCCCATGATCTACGCCCATACTTGGAGACCCATAGCGTGTCCAGACTGCCCCACTTGGGTCAACACACTCAATTGGCTGGGTATCACCTGGAATAACTGCATATAACAAGCCATGCGTAACTGGGTTACTCCAGTCAATCTCAGGAATTCCAGACGGCTGAGAATAGCGCCGACGCGGCAGAATCAGGCAGGACATTATGTGGTTGACGCACTGGTGATTTCGGAGAAGTAGGCTTCGACTACAGCGGCGTTTGTAGTGTTGCCGTGAAACTCAACCTCAAGGTGCATCACACCGGGATCAACCGTCATGCTCTGCTCGGTCACGTAGCCAGATGTCACTCCGCCGCCGAATTTCCACAAGGTTTTCCAGTCAGTTCCTGCTGATGCTGCGGTAGGCGTTGCACCTGCATTGTGCGCAATCAGCACGCGACCCTCACACTGCACGCCCAACGTGCCACTGTTGGTGATTTTCATCGTTAAAACGCCACCTTGAGCGGTGCGTAGATCAAGCGTGCCGCGAGTTGCTGCCGCCCCCGCCGCACGGCTAACGCTGGCGACTACCGTTCTTGCGGTCTTGACTAAAGTTGTTGAACTCATAGCTTGCTACTCCCATCATCGTTTGTGATTGCCAGCACCACATCGCGCTCACTGACTGGATCGGGATATGTGCCGAGTGCAAAAAGTGCATCCGCCTCAGACTGTGGCATCAATCCAACGGAGACCCAAGCCTGCACACTTGCTACGTTTTCCGGCACTGAGAAATCAATCCCATCTGCCGCACCAGACAGCACATCAAGCGTGGCAAGTGCGATGGAGCGCAGTGGGTGGCCTTCTGTGTTTGCCGTGTCTTGTATCACAGCACGCATCCCGTTACCTGCCGACCATGTGGCTAACCATGCACGGCTCACTGTTCCGAGTTTCGTGCGATTAACTGACATGGCTTCCGCGATTGCCTTTGCATCTGGCATTAAAGCCAGAAGCTCAGGTGTTGATTCAATTGTTTCTTTAATATTCATTTTGAATCCTTCTTAATTAGCAGTCAATCGACCACCACTGCTGGTGATATTGCTCACCGAGAGGGAGGATAGAACGGGGAATGATGATGAAACGTCGAAATATAGGACGCGCTTGCGTGGCTTGAAGATTTGCCAGGGGTTTTCGGACAACCTCTGTGCAATGATCCGGTCGTACTTTTTCAATACAACTATCAGTGGAGATACACCGCGCCAACAGCGATTACTCTCTCCGGACCGAGAACCTACAGTAATACTATTTAGACTTGCTGAAACGCTTGGCTGGGTTGTTTCTTTTTTAAGCGCTCCGTCAACGAAAAATATTGCCGAATTTTCACGTGATGAAAAAGTACCAACATAAGCGCCATAAGATGGTGTTCGATCAGTAACATTATCAGCAGTAACAGCAATCCCAACTGATTGACCGAACAACAACGACCCAGTGTCAGTGCTTATTTCATAATACTGATCGGTAGGTACTGGGCCATTGAAAGACGCAGCGGCGTCGTATGTAGTCGAACTGATTCGTTGACCAACAAACACAAAACCCCAATCATTAAAGGGTACAGCTTGGGATAAATATACATTTATTGGTGTGGTGTCATTATATGTGCGTATGCCTAATCCTAGACTTGAAACAGCTAAATTTTGATTAGACGACTTTGTTAAAACACTATAACTTTCGCCATCGTAAGATATATCCCCAGACACAAACGCAGCAACAAACGGCATGAACTCGTCGCGCAGCTCTACATAACCTTGCGGTTGTCGCGTCAACTTCCCTA